TAATGCTAAGTGGGATCAGCGAACCTGGACTACTCGTCTTCAGCAGGCTATGCCTGCTGAAGAGTTCCTTATTCCAAACCTCTCTTTCAAGAAGGAGTTGGATCAGGATCTCACATTCCTTGAACCCGGAGCGGAGGTTCCCGTTAGGGTAATCACCGTTCCTAAAACGCTCAAAACTCCAAGAATCATTGCGATTGAACCAACTGCTATGCAATATGCACAGCAGGCAATTCTTCGCAGTTTCCTCTTGTCATGGAGGGAGGATGGTTTCCTCTCCCATGTCATCGGCATGGATGACCAGGATCCTAATCGGGTCCTTGCATCTAAAGGTTCGCACAGTGGCGACCTTGCTACACTCGATTTGAGTGAAGCTTCCGATAGAGTTTCGTATCAGCATGTACGGGCTTTGCTTGAGGACTTTCCGGAATTGCTCCGGGCGGTCGATTCTTGCAGATCCCGAAAGGCTGATGTACCTGGCTTTGGCGTTATACGCCTAGCTAAGTATGCGTCTATGGGTTCAGCTCTCTGCTTTCCTTTTGAGGCTATGGTATTTCTTACCATTATCCTCGTCGGGATCGAAAGGGAGCTAAGCACTCCGCTTTCTCGGAAGAAAGTGATTAAGCTTTTCTCCGAGCAGGTGCGTGTCTTTGGGGATGATTTGATTGTCCCCAGAGACTATGTGCTGTCCGTCGTCGATGAACTCGAGGCTTTCGGCTATCGAGTTAACACCGGCAAGTCCTTCTGGATCGGAAGATTCAGGGAGTCTTGCGGACGAGAGTATTATGATGGCCAAGACGTTTCAATCGTCAAGGTTCGTCAGGTACTCCCGACACGACGGCAGAATGCTAGCGGTGTTATCGCTGCGGTTTCCCTCCGTAACCAGTTTTACTGGTCCGGTTTGTGGAAGTCCGCTGCGTGGATGGATCTCTACATCGAGAGACTTCTTAAAGTCTTTCCAAATGTAGCCCCATCCTCACCGCTGCTAGGGCGGGAGTCTGCGCTGGGATACCAATTCCAGCGCCTTCATCCTAACTACCACAGTCCCCTAACCAG